CATTGCTCACGATGCGGCGGACTCCGGCAATCCGGTAAGCATGGGTGGCATCGCCAGATCGGCGCTTACCTCGGTTGCCGCACTTGACCGCGTCAAGTCTGTTTTCGATCTTCAAGGCCGTCAGATTGTCAGAGCCAATGCCCCGCGCGGTTTAAGAGTCACGAATACCATCACGCTGACTTCAACCACGGAAACAACACTACTTGCGGCGGCAGCTTCGACTTTCCATGACCTCACCAAACTTTGGATTAGCAATACATCGGCAACGGCTGTGCGCGTGGATTTTCGAGATACAACAGCCGGTGCAGTAAGATTTTCATGGTATGTCCCGGCCGGACAGCCAGTGGGGTTCACGGATTCTAACGACCCAATAGAGCAAGCGTCGGTGAATACCAACTGGACGGCGCAACTGTCGGCGGCGGTGACTGACGTAAGAATTTTCGCGGCTGCTGTAAAAAATATTTGAGGAATAGCGAATGAAACTACAACTGATTGGAACGACCCTCCTGAAAAAGAAAGGAGTGCCTTTATATAGGATGGCAAAATATCTTTTCCTGAACGCAGATCATGTGGAGCCGATGGAGTTCAGTCATCCACCGGAAATGACCGAAGAGGAGATTATTAAAGATATTCCGCAGATGCTAGCTAAGATCATAGAGCATCATGCGAATTTGATTGCCGATGGTTATAAATGGCACGTCTACGAACAGAAATGGCATAAGTAATGGCGGTCTCGCTCAGAGCAGTAGGCACCTATACCAGCGGCACGGCGAATCTCACGCCGGGCATTCCTGCGGGTGCCGTAACCGGCGATATGATGCTATGTTTCTACGGCACCAAGCCCTACAGCGATGCGCCTACTATAAACCAAGCCTGGAACACCTATGGGAGTGCGACTGACGGCACGGTGGCGGCAGGCGTAGATGTCGGTTCGATGCAGGTAAGGGTTTTCTGGAAGAAGCACACCGGTAGCGAGACAAACCCGACGATCACCAATGGTACTAATAACGTTTCCGGCTGCGTCATCATCGTGTTTCAAAATGCGACAGGATCGTGGGAGATAGCCGGAGCGGGAGGTGGAGATAATACCGCCGGTACGGGATTTTCGGTGACTGCCGGGAGTAATCCCGGTATTACTGTCGGGGACATGCTCGTGGCTTACGCCGCGCTCCGCTCCGACGCGGCTACTCAGTCTGCGATCGGTGTCACCGCGACCAGTGCGACCATAGCGGCTTTCACGGAATCACCTGCGGCTGACCTGGTGACTACTGCCGGCGGCGACATGGCGATGTCGGGTGGGTACGCCGCCTGCACGGCGGGCACGGCCACCGCCGCGCCGGTGTATGCCTCGACGCTGGCTGCTGCGCACACGGGTTCGGCATACATAATGCGGCTGCGCGAGGCGGCGGCTACATTTATACGTGCCTCTACTTTACCGATGATGGGAGTCTAATGGCAACCGTAACAATTACATCCATTGTTGAAACAGACGATCACGTGGAGTTCGCATGCTCATTTTCAGTAACTACTCCCGTGCTTTCGTGGGCCGAAACATTAGTGTTTGGGCGCGACCGCGTGAGAGGACTGACTCAGGCGCAGATGCGTGATGAAGTTTTGTTCCCCTTGTGTCAAGAAATAGTGTTGGGACGAATAGGCGTCAATAGGGCGCAAATTGCAGGGAATTCTATATTGAACGTGGCACAGACGATTCCTAATACGCCCTGAGACAGTAAGTAAATGTTTACCCCCATATTAGCCACTACCGGAGCGGCTGGGGAAACGGTTAATTTCAATGCCACGACAATCGCATTAACCGCCCCCTCATTCGGGATTGATGAGGCGTTTGTATTCAATCCGGCGACACTGACGCTTACTTCTCCGTCGTTCAGTATTGATGAGGCGATTGTTTTTCTTTCTTCCGAGATTCTTGTTTCCGGAGAGGTTTTCACCGTTGAGAGCGCGGAAGAAATCACGGAAACATTCAGCGGTGGATACATCCACGCCACTCTTGCGGAAAGAAACCTCCTTCGATCCAGAAATAAAAAAGAAGATGATCTCGCGCTTCCAATCGAATTGAGGCAAGTAGCCGAACAAGCGGTAAAAGATTCGATTAGCGCGTCTTTTTTTGACGGATGTTTGACGGATGAGAGAGAGCATCTTCTTCAGGCGATGGAAGCGTGGGAATCTTATGACGAAGCTTACAGGCGGGCGTATAAAGACGCCTATATAGCCGAAATCGTCAAAGATCGCTGGCTGGCGGAAATAAAAAGAGCCAGACGCAATCGGGCGGTAGCATTACTTTTATTACATTAAAGCCAACAGGAGACCATTCATGGCTGAAGTAGAAGCAGTTGTAGCTGATGCTGGAGTTCCCCCGGAAACACCTGAAATAAAAGAAGTCCCGGAAGAAAAAAAGGAGATTCCTCCTCCTAGAACTTATACTCAGGAGGAACTGGATCGCATCACCGCGAAGGTGAAAAAGAACGCCCGCTATCAAACTCGCAAGGAGATAGAGGCGTTCTATCAGGGTCGTGATTCAAGACCGGAGCCCAGAATCGAAGCCGACGGAACTAAACCTCCGGAACGTGGAGATTATGGCACCTACGAAGATTTTCTGGATGCAAAAGCCGCCTTCATGGGCGGCAAGGCCGCACAAGAAGAGCGTGCAAGAATTGACGAACAGACAATGGAAGCGAAATTTATCGAAGAACAGCAGAAAATCTTCGATGGATTTCGGTCTAAGACGCAAGAAAAGTATCCGGACTTGGAAGAGCGGCTGGAGGAAATCTCCGATGTCGTCATGCCGGCGGGCATGGGACGAGCCATCGCCGAATCCGATGTCGGGCCGGATATTCTCGATTTCTTTGCAAGAAACCCCAAAGACTGCAAGCGCATCGCGGCGCTTTCACCGTCTTCCGCCGTGCGCGAGATCGGCAAGCTGGAAGCCAAATTAGAGGCTAAGCCGGAACCGAAAAGACAAGCACCATCCGCCCTGCCTTCTCCCATAAAACCAGGCTCTGGAAATGAGTCAGCTACGCCAAAAAAGTTGATTGAAATCTCCAGCCAGGAAGAATTCGAGAAAAGAAGAAGGGCGCAAATCGCCGCAAGGCATTGATTAGCATTCCAAGGAGTAAATAATGTCAAATATTTTCAAAGTTACCGATTTAGTAGCGAAAGAATCGCTCAGAATCGCCCATGAAAAACTTCAGATGATTGGCACCGTTGATCGCCAATACGATGAAGATTTCAAAATGAACGGCCGGAGTTCGCCCCATGGGGCCACTCTCCGCGTCAAAGATCCCAACCAGTATACCCGCCGCACGGGCAACGCCATGGCGGTTCAGACTCAGGCGGAAAGCACTCAGACCATTACCGTCGCCACCCTGGATGGCGTGGACATGGGGTTTACCGCGTCTGAGTTGATTCAATCGGTTGATAACGACGGCGCGTTCGACGATTTGTCCAAGAACTATATCCAACCGGCCATTTCGGGGCTTTGCTCCGGCATTGAATCGGATGCGATTGCGTACTGGACAAAAGCCACGGCGAATATCGCCGGGACTGCCGGCACCGCTCTCACCGATCTTGTCGTCCCCGGTGCTGCGCGCGCCAAGCTGAACCAGAATGCCGCCCCCAAAGACGGCAATCGGTACATCATGGCCGATTCCGTGACGATGGGTGGGATGGTCAATGGCCTGAAGGGTCTCTTCCAAGATTCGGCTCAAATCAAGGAACAGTATCGTGAGGGCATGATGGGCCGTACCGCGATGGCGGATTGGTACGAAAATGACCGTATGTGGACTATGCCTAACAGTGCTGACGTGGCTGGTGAAATAAATGCCGGTACGTTAACTTCAGGCATTACTTCACTGACCGTTGATGGTTTTACCGCTGCGCCGGTGGAAGGAATGGTTTTTACCATTGAAGGAACGTATGACGTTCACCCTGAAACCAAAGCGGCGTTTTCTAACCTGAAACAATTCGTATGTTCCGCCGGATGCACCACGACTAACCTTGTGTTCACACCGGCTGTAATTTACGACACGACCAATCCCAAGCAGAACTGTTCCGGCGCTCCGACAGATAACGACGACATTACATTTGTGGGTGCTTTATCCACCAACTATGTCCAAAACCTGATGTACCACAAGGAGGCGTTTCAGTTCATCACGGCTCCGTTGCCGGTTCTGGACGATGCTCAAAAATGCGTCAGGGTTACTAAAGACAATCTTAGTCTTCGCGTCTGGATGGCGTCCGATATTCGCAATAATGAGTTGCTGATGCGGGTGGACATTCTATACGGTTTGGCGGCGCTGCGTCCTTCATGGGCTTGCCGCATGATCGGTGCTGCCGGCTAACACAACTTATTATAGGAGCTAAAACATGACTACACCTACGGATATTGAACGTATTTCCTATGGCGGCCCCACGGGGTCTTTGCAACTCGGCGAACATCGTCAAGTCATTCAGGGCGTCGGGGCGACCCGCACTCTGTTGGCAAAGGAATCCGGCGCTCTCTGCCTGCTCGATAGAGCGGCGGGCGTCGTTTATACCTTGCCAACCCCGGTTGAGGGGATGCGGTTCGAATTTCTGGCGACAGTCGTCAGAACCTCGAACTCCTATAAAGTCATCACGGCTGCGATTACCACGCAGTTCATGGTCGGAGCAGTAATGGCTGGCGATCCGGCTATTGCCACTTCGGGTGATGTCTTCACGGCTGATGGCACGACTATCGCCGCCATTACTTGTGACGGTGATACCAAAGGCGGGTTTATCGGCGAACATTATACCCTCACGGCCATTAGTGCTACTCAGTGGGCGATTGAGGGCATGGTGATCGGGACCGGCACGATGGTTACTCCGTTTACCGCCACTTGATTGTTTAACTAACAACCCCGCCTCGATAATGGGGCGGGGATTTTTTTGGGTGAAAAATGGATACACTTTTTCAAACACAATCTCCTGGCATATCTATTTCAGTAACGTCAACGGCGTCAACGGCCGTTGCGCTCCCAGTGACAGACATTTTGGATAGTCTTGTCCAAGGACAATCTCATCTAAGGGTTGTCAATGAAGGGCCGAATATCGCCTTCATCGCGGTCGGCAAAACAACGGCTACCGCGACCCTGCCAACGGCCACAGCGGCAAAAACTTGTGACGCTGTTTTAGCTGGTGAAGATATGATTCTAACTCTTTCTCCGAATGCTCGTTATATTTCGGCTATTTGCCGGGCGGCGGGAATTGCGACATTATCAGTTTACGTCGGGAGGGGCCAATAATGTTCAGGGGCGGCGGTTTTTCTCAAAATATCGGGGCGGCGACTTCAGCGACGGCGGTCATGGTCAATGGAGATACCATCTTTACCATTGCCAATGGTCCCATCGAGATTATTGATCTTCTCTCAGAATGTATCACGGCCAACGGCGCAACGGCTTCAACCATGCAATATCAGTCAGTTCCCACGGTGGGAACTGCGACCACGTTTTCAGGCGCCTCGGCGGCCCTGACATCGGCAACGGCAGGAACCACGGTTCGCCTGGCTCCGACCGCTCTGACGACGGCTCCGGTCGTCGTGGCGGCTGCGGCCGGCGGCGTTCAACTGGGGACCAACGTCGCCAATCGAATTACCGCTCAGCCCGGCACGATCAAACTTGTCATCGGTGTTGGGTCAACCACGGGAACATGGAAGCATTACTTGACCTATCTTCCGCTGGCTCCTAGTGTCACGGTTTCATAAGGATCATACATGCCTATCAGAATGACACACCCGCGCCACGGCACTACCCATGCCGTCGGCGCAGAAGTGGACTGGAACAAAAAACATGGATGGGTTATTGATGAGGGGCCAAAAATAGTCTCCGAGGTTAAGGAGATTGAGGAGATTAAACCGATGAGACGCGGGCCCGGCCGTCCAAGGGCAGTCAAGGCGGAATAAACGATGGCGACTGCGCTAGCTATCATCACCAGGGCCATGCGGCTTGCGAGAGTTCTTCGTAAGGGAGAACCATTGGATTCCGATGAATCCACCGATGGATTGGTGGCCTTGAACACCATGTTGGATTCATGGCAACTAAGCCGGTTGTTTGTTTATCAGATAGTCCAAAATTCGCACACATGGCCCGCCTCGACATCTCTCCGCACTATTGGAATAGGCGGAAATTTCGCCGTACAGCGCCCCGTTAAAATAGACGGCGCTTTTGTCATGGATTCCAATTCTCAATGGTATCCGGTTGATGTTTTGACTGATCGCAATCAATATGACGCCATCGTCACAAAGACAGTAACAAGCACCCTGCCGAATTACCTGTTCATGGATTCCGCCTATCCACTGGCCTCAATTTATCTCTATCCCGTTCCTTCCGTTGTGGTCACACTTAAACTCAATACCTGGCAGACACTTCAATCGTTCGCTGGATTAACCACTGAGCTTGCGCTGCCTCCGGGTTATCAGCGCGCCATCGAATTCAGCTTGGCGGAGGAATTCGGGCCGGAATTCGGAGTGGAAATTCCGGGGAAGGTGGAACAAATTGCCGTGCAAGCACGGGCAATCATACAAAACATGAATCGTCCCTCGATGATCGCGCAAGTAGATAGTGGGGCTGCATCGTTGGGTCAATCGGGCGGTAGGCGGAATATATATAGTGGTGGGCTATAATGCCCATTGTCCCGCTTTTTAGAGCCAATCAAGAAGGAAAATCCGTTGTCTCCACGGCTCAGCGACATCTTAATTTATATGCCGAGATAGACCCGGATGCGGAAAAATCCAGATTGATTTTTCATGGTACTCCTGGATTGATTTTGAGGGCCGGGAGTTCGTTGGGGAATACGCCGATTCGAGGTTGGATTGCCGCCGGTGATTTATATTACCTTGTTCATCAAGGTACGTTTTACGAAGTCAATAATGCCGGAGCGAAAACATCAAGAGGCACTGTTAGCACCACTACCGGACGAGTGGACTTGGCTTATAACGGTTCGGTTATTTTATTGACTACCGGAACCAATGGATACACATATACCGTCGCTACCACGACGTTCGCGCAAATCGTGGCGGCGGGATTCCCGCAAATCGCAAAAACCTGTGCTTGGCTGGATGGGCAATTTATCGCCGATGACGGAGAATCTGATGAATTTTTCATCTCGGCGGATGGAGCGACTTGGAATGCGCTGGCTTTTGCCACCGCTGAATCAAATCCGGACGGAATAGTCCGGATCATTTCCGACAATGGTGAAATTCCTCTCTTTGGAAAAAGCACGACGGAATTTTGGGCGAATGTCGGCGCGTCTGATTTCCCATTTCAACCCATTAAGGGGGCAACGCAGGAATTCGGACTGGTCGCCAGATGGTCGCTTGCAAAATTCAATTCCGGTCTAATTGCCTTGATGAAATCCAAGCAAGGACAAGCGCATGTCATGTTTTTTCAAGGATATGCTCCCAAGGTTGTTTCGACTCAGGAATTGGATTTTATAATAAATAATTATTCCGATGTCGCCGCCGCTACTGGGTATTCTTACATGCTGAACGGTCATCCGATGTACCAGCTCAATTTCCCGACCTCCGAAAAATCCTGGCTCTATGATGCATCCACCGGAATGTGGAGTGCATTGGAATATGGGCTTTCGGGAGACAGGCACCGTGGGGAAATGTGTTTGGATTATTTGAATAAATCCCTGATCGCGGATTATGCCACGGGCGATATATATGAACTTAGTCCAGGTACATATACGGATAATGGCGTCGCCATCGCGCGGGAGATCATTGGGCGGCATATTTTTAAGAACGGCGATCCCATGATCATAAATGAATTGTTTGTTGACATGGAAACCGGCGTGGGATTGGCGGCTGGACAGGGCGTGAACCCCCAAGCCATGCTTCAAATAAGCCGCGATAACGGCCATACGTGGGGGAATGAACTTTGGACCTCCATCGGTGCTATTGGGAAATATCTAACCAGGGTCGTATGGAGACGGCTGGGACTTGGAAGTGATTGGTTGTTCAAGATACGGATAACCGATCCGATCAAGGTGGTAATTACATACGCGGCGATGAAGGTATCCGGATGACCATCAATGCCCCCCCCCTTGCGAGTCAGATTTCGACGAGGAAAGAAACGGTGATATGGCCGAGGCCCTGGGGGAATTGGATGACACAGGTATTTTTGGCCCTGTTTGGGTGGACCAGGACTTATACCGGCGTCCTGACTTATGATTTTGGGTCAATAGCGGCACAATCCCAGGCGACCACCACGGCGACGATCACTGGCGTAAGATCGGGAGACGCTTTGATCGTAAGACCGGCCACGGCGGTAAACGGGGTCATTCTGGATGGATCCGTGACGGCTGATGATGTCGTGACGATTAGGGCGGTGAACTATAGTATCGGCGCGGTTGACCCTGGATCGCAAAATTATCGAATCATCGTTTTTCAACAATGAGGGGCTATGGTTGAATTCATGTTGCTCGCCGCCCCGCGTTCCGGCACGACTTGGTATAATAATGGCTTACTTTCTAAGGAGTGCGCCATGAAAGATTACCAATGCAGCGTTTATGGATGCGAAAAGAACTCATCAAGATTAAAAATGTGCGATATGCATTACCGCAGGCTTAAACGACACGGGAATCCCGATATTGTTTTACAAGCTAAGGGGCTTTCTCTAAAGCAACGTTTTTATAATTCAGTAATAGTAAAAGATGGGTGTTGGGATTGGTCTAAAAAAATTAATAGCAATGGCTATGCAGCACTTTTTTTCGATGGGAAATGGATGACAGGAAACAGAGCTTCTTGGATATTACACATAAGTAGTATTTTGCCTGGGATGCATGTTTTACATAAATGCGACAATAGAAAATGCACTAATCCTGATCATCTTTTTTTGGGATCAAATAGTGAGAATGTTGCCGATAAGGTAAGCAAGGGAAGGCAATATAGAAAATATGCCAGTATGTGCTCCATAAATGGATGTGAAAATTCATCTAGAAAACTAGGTCTTTGCGTTTCTCATTACAATAAGCAATATCACGAAAATGTTAAAAAACATGATTGAATTTATGGTATTGAGTGCGCCGAGATGCGGCAGTACATGGTGTGCTAACTGGTTGACTACGGACACAACCCTGTGTCTACACGACCCGTTGTTCACCAGACACTATACGGAATTGGATGAAATCCAGACAGAAAAACACCTTGGAATTTCTTGCACCGGGTTGGCTTTATTTCCGGAATGGGTGAATAAACATCCGGCGCGAAAAATCGTGCTGCATCGTGATATAAACGAAATCAACGAATCTCTCTCTGATCTGGGGTTCCCCGAAGTGGACATTGATTTTATCTTGAAACTGGAATCCATCGAAGCCATTCATCTACCATGGACTGATTTATTTGATCGTCCTGATTTCATCCACGAAACACTTTTACAATTGCCATTCGATGCTGAACGGCATGCCCTGTTGAAGGAAATTGAAATGCAACCGAAATTCGACAAACTTACCGTGAATCACGATGTAACGCGGCGATTCTTGAATAAGATCGCAACAGGAGGATGCTGATATGCCTTGGGGTTCATTGGTAGGAACAATCGTCGGCGGGATGATCGCGGGCGACGCCGCCGATGATGCTTCGTCGGCGATGACGGGCGCTTCCAAGGAAGCCATCGAGGAACAAAGACGACAATACGACCAGACACAAGCGAATCTCGCCCCATGGTTGACTTCCGGACGGGCGGGCCTTACGCGAATGTCTCAACTTCTCGGTCTTCCTGGATTTTCCGCCAAGGATCAGGCTTTGACCGCCTTGGGTGGGGAGCCATCACGGGAATCGTTTACCAGCGCGGGAGGAGGAATTTCCCCCGAACATTGGAATATTTTGGATCAAGCGGCAAAGGAAGAATATAACCGGCAGCACGGTCGCTTTATAATGAATTATGCCGCCCCAGATTATGAAAGAAAATTTGACCAAGCTGGATACGACGCGGCACTGAAGGACTGGAATTATAAAAGGACCGCTGCTGAGAGCCTTAAAGATGAAGCCGATTTCGGCGCACTGAACAAGAAATTCACCCTGGCGGATTTTTGGGATGATCCGATAACCAAGTCGTCTTATCAATCGGGATTGGA